CCGATCTCTTACCTGAGAAGTACAGGCCCGTCCCGGACGCAACCCTCGAAACGCCTCAGCCTCTTTTGATTATGTTTTAGCTTCCTAAAAACAAGCCAAACAATATTTAAGGAGAAATCTCATGGCTTTTCAAGCGGCTCCCGGTTGGGGCAACCTTCCTAATGGAAACTTTTCGCCGGTAATCTACTCCAAGAAAGTCCAACTTGCTTTCCGCAAATCGACTGTGACTGGTGACATTACCAACTCCGACTACTTCGGTGAAATCTCTAATTTTGGCGATACTGTCAAAATTATGAAAGAGCCGGAAATCTCGGTCTTCCCGTATGCCCGTGGTACGCAGATCACTGCGCAAGACCTCGTGGATGAAGACTTCTCGCTGGTTATCGACAAATCGAATGCGTTTGCGTTCAAGGTTGATGATATTGAAGAGAAGCACTCGCACATCAACTTCCTTGACCTTGCTACAAACCGTGCGGCTTATCGCCTTGCTGACCAGTACGACCAAGAAGTTCTGGGCTACATGTCGGGCTATGCGCAATCGACTCTGCACGAAGTTGCGGACGGTGTGAACACTACGACTAACGGTACGGTTGCTGTTACAGGCGCTGGCACTGACGAACTACTCTCGGCAATGAAACTGTCGCGTCCTTCGTTCGGTAACATCACTTCGGCTGGTTCGGCTGGTGACTCGATTCCTGTCGCCCCTCGTCTGCCGGGTGCTACTGCGCTTCCGACGACTTACGTTTCGCCTGTCATGCTGATCAACCGTATGGGTCGTCTGCTTGACCAACAGAACGTGGACAAGGGTGGCCGTTGGGTTGTCATTGATCCGATCATGATGGAAATCCTGTCGGACGAAGACTCGCGCTTCATGAACGCTGACTGGGGTGACTCGGGTGGCCTTCGGAACGGTCTGGTTCTGAAAAACTGGAACGGCTTCCGTGTGTATGTTTCGAACAACCTGCCTAAGGTTGGTACGGGTCCGGGTACCGCTGGTACTTCGGCTCAGTCCACCAACTACGGTGTGATTGTTGCGGGTCATGACTCGGCTGTCGCCACGGCGGAGCAGATCAACAAGACCGAGACTATGCGTGATACGCAATCGTTTGCTGATATCGTGCGCGGTATGCACCTCTATGGCCGGAAGATTCTCCGTCCTGAGTCGCTGACTGTTGCTCGCTGGAACGCGGCGTAATCTTAGAAAGGATAAGATAAAATGGCTACTGTTGATCTTACCCCTCGCGCCCGTGGAGCCTACTCGCACGGTAATCGGGGTGTCTACTACGTCCAGAACACGATTGACTTCGCTGTTGCTGCGACTGCTAAAGGCTCGGCTCTTGCCGCTGCTGATGTGCTTGAGGCTCTCGACGTTCCTGCGGGTACGATGATCCTTAATGCTGGCATCCAAGTGATGACGGTTTCGACTGGCGAAAGTGCAGACGTGACCCTTGATCTTGGTGTGACTGGTGTGGAAGTTGACAACTTTGTTGATGGCTTCGATCTGGATGCTGCTGCTGCTCTTGCCTACGCGCAGAACGCTGCTGCTTTCCAGCCACTGGTCCTTGGTTCGGCTGACACGATTGACGTTCTGATCGCAACTGCTACGACTGCCCCTACGGGTGGCAAGATTCGTGTGTGGGCTGCGCTGATGAACGTTGCGGACACTGGCGACAAGTTCGGTGGTTCGACTGATCGTAACACACTCGGCTAATGCTAATGGGGGGTTGAGGAAACTTGACCCCCTAACTCTCACCTTTGGGTAGATAACAAAGTCCTTGACCACGTTTTCCGCAATACGGCGCTTACCAGCCCGACAGACGTTTTCCTTGCTCTTTACACGGTAGCTCCTACGGATGCTGGTGGTGGTACTGAGGTGTCTGGTGCTGGATATGCTCGTCAAGATATTACGTTTGGTGCTGCGTCTAGTGGCGCTATCTCTAACTCTGCCCCTGTGGCCTTTACAGCTTCGGGTGGGAACTACGGTACGGTAGTTGCTGCGGGCATCTTTGATGCTTCGACTTCGGGCAACCTGCTTGCGTGGGATACAATCTCGTCTTCGACAATCAATGATACCGATACGCTCCAATTCCCTACAGGTAACATTACTCTTACTCTGAGCTAATTATGGCAGATAGCCCCCCAATTCTAGGGCTTCTCAGAGAACAAACCTTTGATGGTGTATCAACCTCTTCCTTCGTATTGGAGGGGGAGGTTTTTCTTCTTGGAGAGGCTACTAATACCTCGGCCCCAATTCTGGGGCTTCTTGAGGATTCAACCTACCTGTCCGAGAGTTTAAGCACTCTGGCAGTTACTGGGTTGGAGTTTGAAAACCCACTCATCTTTACTGCTGAATCTACCTTCACCGCTGTTGGTGGTAAGGTCCTTACTCGCGCCTTTGAAGCAACCTCTGCTTCAGTCTTTGATTTTGCCACTGGCAATAATACTAAGAACAAAACCTTTGAAGCTAACTCAGTAAGCACTCTTAGTGTTACAGAGGTTCGGTTTGGTGTCGTATCTGTTGATATGGCTCCATACTCCGAGAGTAATCTGATTCTTACCCCACTCTATGAGCTTAATCGTGACATTGATTGGGTAGTTGTTTCTGGGGTCACTATCAATGGTATGAAGTCTGCCACTACTCCGGTCACTTTCTCTGCCTCTGCTGAAAGCAACGTCATTACTAACCGTCGAGTATTTAGTGTATCTAATGGTGGACTTTTCACTCGTAATGCAAACAACACCGTATTGGTGCCACAAGAAACTAGGGTAATTAGACTATGAGCTATAAGTGGCCAAGCAAATCCCCGGCAGAGATTCTAGACTACAGTTTTGACTGGTCTAGGCTGCTTGGTTCGGCTCAGATCGCTACTACTACTTGGTATGTGACTACGGACAATATAGCCAAGACTGAGTTTATTACTGGCTTTACTCTGGATGGTCTGACGAACGGCGGAGAAATCAATAGCTCCACTGTTTCTACAATCGTTCTGGTTGATGGTACCTTGAACGTCCAATATCGCATTACCTGTCTTATGACTGATAGTCTTGGTCGTACCGCAGAGCGTAATGCTATTATTGTAGTCAGGGAACGCTAATGGCTTATAATTTTCTTGATCTGGTCAATGGTGTTAACCGCAGGTTTAACGAGGTTGAGCTTGACGAAGATAACTTTCTGAATGCTGTCGGTGTCTACTCTGCCAATAAAGACTACGTGAACTATGCTATTAACCGTATCAATACTGAACAGTTTGAATGGCCGTTCAACCACGCCGAAGAAGAAGAACTTCTGACTCCTGAAGTTACTCGTTACCAAGTCCCTTACGATTGTAAGACATTGGACATGGATACTTTCCGTATGAAGCGGAATAACACTCTAAGGGTGACAACCAAGAAACTGGAAGTCATGTCTTACGAAGACTACCTAGAGCGTGGTGTTGACCAAGAGTACAATGACGACGCTACTGGTGCCATTCCTACCCACGTCTTCCGTACTCCTGATATGGGGTATGGCCTCTACCCCCTTCCAGATAAAGCTTACAAGCTGATCTACGAGTACTATCGTCTCCCTGTACCTCTGATCCTTCCTACAGACGTACCTACGATTCCTGAGCACTTCCGTCATGTGATTAACGAAGGGGCGATGTATTACGCTTACTTCTTCCGTGGTGATCTGGAAGCTGCTGACCGTTCGCAAGCAATGTTTAATCAGGGTATCTCTGCGATGCGTAGCATCTACATTAACCGTTACGATTATCTCCGTTCTACCCAAAGGACTAAATAATGCCCACAGCTTGGGAAAGTTTCCCAGTAGAGTTTAAAGGTGGTCTGGTCTCGAATGTTAACGCTCTTCAACAGGGCTTGAACATGCCGGGGTCTGCCACCTTTTTGCAAAACTACGAGCCTTCTAAAGAGGGTGGGTATAAGAAGGTCACTGGTTATTCTAAGTTCTCCCCTAACGCTCTCACAGGTACAGGACCAGTGCTTGGGGTTAAGGTAGTTAATGGCAGTCGTGTTATTGCTGCCCGTAAGAATGGCAGTGATGTAACTCAATACTGGACAAGCACAGGAACCACTTGGTCTTCGCTTGGCTCTGCTGCGTCTCTTGGTGCAAAGATTCGTTCTGTCTCTTTTAAATTTGGAGACGACAGGAAGATTATGTTTGTGGATGGGGTTAATATTCCTGCCCTCTATAACGTGACAACCAACACCCTTACCTTCCCAACTTTGGTATCCGATGCAACCGGTGCATCCTTTATTGAGGTGTACAAGAATGCAATCTTTCTCGCTAAAGGTTCTAACCTCATTTTCTCCGTCCCTTACGATGAGACAGATTTTGATCCCGGTGATGGTGGTGGAGTTATCAATGTTGGTGATGATATCACTGGCCTGATTGTATTTCGTGAAGAACTCTTTATTTTTTCCCAGAACAAGATTCAACGTCTTGTAGGTAATACCAGCACTGACTTCCAACTCGTAGCAGTCACTCAAGACTTGGGCTGTATCTACCCCGATACAATTCAGGAAGTTGGTGGCGATATTATGTTCATGGGTCCTGATGGATTTCGTCTGCTGAGTGCTACAGATCGTAATGGTGACTTTGGTCTGGACATTGCATCCTCGCCAATATCCAAGCAAGCTCTGACCTTCATCAATAACTTCGCCACTTTTACTTCTATTGTCGTCCGAGAAGAAGCTCAATACCGAGTGTTTGCTTACGCAACTGGTAACAGTGTAGATGCTTCTACAGGACTCCTGACAACAAAGTTCTCAGATCAGGGTGCAGGACGTATGGAGTGGGCTACCCTCCAAGGGTTTAAGGCTTACTGTGCTGATGGCATCTACGTTGATGCTCCTGCAAGGGAAGTGACAATATTTGCTCATGATGATGGTTATGTCTATGAGTTTGATGGAAGTCCAAGTCGTGATGGACGGGTAATCTCTGCGGTTATGCAGACTCCCTACATAGTCATCAATGACCCCCAGAAACGTAAGACACTCTATAAGCTTGCCCTGTTTGTTCAAA